TGCTGCGAGTGATGACCAAGAGGACTTCGCTGTTGCAGTGGAGCACGTCGTCAACACGCTGATGAACATGAAAGAAGCGCCTGGCATCAGTCTCAAGTCGAAGTCGCGGCGTGGTGTGTTGAGTGCGCTGTTGACCAACAACGCGTACCTGAAGATCGGTTGGGTGCAGAAGCAGGACAGCAGTCAGGCAGCGATCTCGCAGTTACAAGACTTGACGCGTGAGTTGAACGACGCGAAGGACGCCAACGCGATCAGGGAGACTGAAGGCAAGATCACCGGCCTAATGGAGAAGCTGTCACTCCTCGAGCCGAGTGGACCGACGATGAAGCTCGTCTCACCCTTCCGCATGTACGTTGACCCCACTGCGAAGGAGCCTGATCACAGTGATGCGAATTGGATGGCAGAGTACGACTTCCTGCCAACATCGTACATCCGTGCGGTGTACGGAAAGCCGGGTGACAACGAGAACAGCGTCGTCTCTGTGTACGAGCCCACTCACGTGTTGAACGCGAACTCGTCAGTCGAGACCAATGATGAGCAAGTGAACACCTTCAGCCTCATCAACCAGACGCCGAACGACGACGCCTCGATCTACGGCTACAAGGACAACAACGCGTTCATCGCTGCACAGTACACCAAGGTGTGGTGGGTGTGGGACAAGACAACGCGACGTGTGTTCCTCTACGCAGACAACGCGTGGGAATGGCCTCTGTGGGTGTGGGATGATCCACTGAACCTGCTGCGCTTCTATCCGTACTTCCGCTTGTGGTTCCACGAGACGCCTGATGGAGCACAGCCCAAGGGTGAGGTCACGTACTACCTCGATCAACAGGACGCGATCAACGAGGTCAACAGTGAGATCGCACAGGCGCGCAAGTGGGCACGACGGAACATCTTCTACAACAAGAATGGCATCAATCAGGACGACGTTGAGCAGATCCTCAAGGGACCAGATGGCACAGCGCGTGGACTAGACATTCCAGAGGGCACGAAGCTCGCGGACATGTTCTACAGCATCATCCCGCCTGCGTTGTCACACCCCGAACTGTTTGACAACACGAAGAGGTTCGAGAGCATCAACCGGATCACGGGGATCAACGACGCATTACACGGTGGACAGTTCAAGACCAACACGACGAACCAGGCCATACAGACGTACGAAGGGTCAACGGATGTCCGCGTTGACGAGAAGATGGACGCCATTGAGGATTGGATCGGTGACGTTGGGTGGTCACTCGCTCAACTGTGCCTGCGCTACTGGACGACGCAAGACGTGACGGACCTCATCGGCAGTGCGGCGGCTGAAGGGTGGCAACAGATCACTGATGCAGCGCAACTCCGTGCCAAGCTCAACCTGCGCGTCGTTGGTGGATCACTCGAGAAGCCAACAAGCAAGAACAAGCAGAAACAGGCACTCGCCATTGGTCAAGTGCTCGGTCAATTCGCCAACTCGATCCCCGCTGCTGGCATGGTGCTGTTGAAGGTGTTCGAGCGTGCGTTTGACAACATGGTCATCACAGAAGAGGATTGGGATGGGCTCTTACAGTCAATGCAAGACGCACAACATCAGGCAGGTAGCGGTCCTGGTGGACCTGGTGCGGAACAAGGCGAACAAGGCACACCCGGCGCACCACAGCCAGGAGCACCACAAGGAGCGCCAGGACAACCGCCCGGCGCAGTGCCACCAGAAGCACAAGGCACAGACACCGTTGACCCCGCACAGGCACAGGTGATCGCACAACAGATCGCGTCACTGCCGCCTGACTTGAGACAGCACATGCAGCAACTCATCGCGCGAGGCGTGTCGCCCACTGACGCGTTGAAGGAAGTCACCAAGCCAACACCAGCGCCGCGCATCACAGCAGAGAGACACATCGCAAGGCCACAGATGCCACCGTCGATGAAGCCAGTGACACCACCACACGCGCCACCAAGCGCCCGCGGCGCAGCCGCACGGGTCGGGCCTTCGCACAACGGTGCAAGAACACCACCGAGGCCAAGGCCGTGAACCGTGGTTGTGTTACTGTTTCGCGTGTGTCCTCACTCTACCGTACACCCGTACGATCAACCGCCATAGTAAGGAGAGAGACTGATGGCTGACACTGACTTCATGGACTCTGACGTGATGAAGGGGCACTTCGCTGCTGCTGGCATCACTGATGAGCCCACAACGACGAGTGAAACTGCTGACACAACGGGAGCACCTGATGGAACTGCCACAACCACTGAAGGGACGCCAACGCCTGCAACGCCGAAAGGTGCAGACGCCGACAGTGGCACTACAAAGCCGCAGCCCGCAGCTACTCCACAAGATCGCAGTGGCAGTGCAAAGGACGGTGCTGGAGAACCAGGGAAAGCCCCAACAGGAGCGAAGGCTAGTGGTCCCAAAGATCTAACACTGCCTGACGGAACTGTCATCAAGGGAGGACAGGAGCGCCGTTGGTACGACTCGATGCAGGTGGCGCGTCAACAGGCGTCGGCTGCGAGTGACAAGCTCGTGTCAATGCAGCGTGATCTCCAGTCAGCGCGTGACCAAGTGGAGACGCATCGACAGTCTCTTGCTGCGATCGGTGCAACTTCTCCCGAGTCCGCAGCTACAGCAATGCGACTGATGAATGACCTCACACGCGATCCCGTGGGCGTTGTCACGTCGCTGCTTGCGGAGTTGAAGGAGAAGGGATACAGTATAGAAGGCATCGGCGGTGCTGTAGATACACAAGCCATCCGTATGATGCTCGCCCGCCAACAAGGCGAAGGACAGCAGAGACAACAGGGACCGACGCCAGAACAGATCAGTGAGACTGCTCGCACAGAGACTGGTCAGTTCTTCTCTCGTTACCCTGATGCTGTCATCCACGATGCAGTCCTCGCGGACATCATCACCAAGCATCCCGATGTCAGCCTTGACACCGCGTACTTCCAGCTTAAGCAAGCCGTGATTGACCAGGGCCTTGATTGGTACTCGCCACTCCCCGCGCAAGTGCAAGCTAGAGCGACTGGTACTGGCAACGGTACAGGCGCACCCGTGACGGCCCAGACGCAGGCACAACAGCCGATGGTGAATGGTCGTGGCGCTGACGCAAGTGTCATCAATCCGCTCAATCCGACAGTGCAACCCGAAGGGGAAACATTCGACGACATCATTCGCGCAGCGATGCGCGAGACGAACTACATCCCACGTTAGGAGAAGAAATGACTACACTGGCGACTGTGCTCGCCTCTTCACTCACCAAGTCCCGTAAGAAGCTCATCATGGCTTCTATTCGCTCTAACGCCTTCATGGCTTGGGCGTTTGCCACGAACCGTGTTGAGTACGAGGACGGTGGGTTCAACATCACGAACCCGCTGACCGTTGGACGCAACCCCAACATCTCATCGTACGAGTACTACGATCAGCTGCCGGTTGGACAGACCAACGAGTTCACGACTGTGGCCTACACCTGGTCACGTGTCGCGGGTACGGTGATCATCTCTGATCAGGAGGAGGATGAGAACCAAGGCGAGTCCATGATCTTCAAGTTGATGAAGGGCAAGCTGAACGTTCTTGAAGAGAGCATCAAGGAGAAGTTCTCTGAGTACCTGTACGCTGCTGGCGGTGGCTCTGATCCCATCGGCTTGCAGTCGCTGATCCCTGATGATCCCACCACAGGGGTACTCGGTGGGATTGACAGGGCCAAAGAGACACAGTGGAGGTGCTCTTCGTACAACTTCGCTGGCGCACTGAACGCCACGAACATCGAAGAGGCGTTCGATGACATCTTGATGGACTTGACGCTCAAGGGTGACAAGCCCGACTTGATCCTCTGCGGACGCAACCCGTTCCGTCTGTACCGCGCTGCTGTCCGTGACAAGATCGTGCTCAACTTGAGTGACACGAGCAACGGCAAGAGGATGATGGACCTCGGCTTCGGTGGTCTGTCTCACCAGAACATCCCGATGCTGTACGATGAGGACTGTGGCATCAACAAGGTGTACTTCATCAACTCGACTTACATGCGCCTCCACATCTTGAGGAAGGTCAACATGAGGGTCAAGGAACTGAGCGCGCCTTGGGACACCGACGCCACTGGTTCGCGCATCGTCTGGCAGGGTCAATACTGTCTGTGGAAAGCCTACCGCACTCACGCGGTGGTCAACAACTAACATCGTACGCGTGTACGATAGAAGGAGTAGACGAATGCCTCTCGTCAAAGGCTATCTGGACATCGTAGAGGGTGACGGCGGTGTTGACCCTGGCTACGGCAACGGCGTTGTGATACCACCAATGCCGGGTAATGAACTGCCGCCACCTCCAGGCGTGTGGCCACCGCCTACAGCGACACACCCGATTGTGCCTGCTGAACCCGGTACACCGCCTGGTGTGATCTGGCCGTCACCTGGCACACCTGAGAACCCGATTGCGTCAACGCCGTCATGGGTCCTTGTGTACATCCCTGGCTACGGCTGGAAGTTCGTCGTTGTGGACCCGAGCCTCGTCGCTGGCACACCTCTGCCTCCGCCACAGCCGCAACCGAAGTAGAATTGTAC